TGCGGAGCTGAGGACACTATGAGAACAAGAAGCAAAACCAGCAACGTTGTGACTGAGTCTGGGACCAGTACCGAAACCGGTAATGGTCCTAACCCTATCACATGGACATGGGACGGATACACGTATGTTAATGGTGATATTGAAACCATTATCGACGAGCAGCCGGAGTACAAGAGATACGGTACGTGCAAACATACCAGATATCTTATTACTCCACTGCCCGGACTGCTTAGTCATACTCGCACAGGCACGCGCGTTTACAGCGCAACTGCTTATGCTTTGTATAACAGGGCAATCCGTGTACCCGGCGTAACTAACACACTCGAAACGGATCTGTCTATCGCTGATTCTATCAGCAATTGGCAAGATCTGTCAGAGTATGCGTTACAATCCATGGTGCCCTCCTTTAGGGAGGACATATCGCTGGTCAACTTCTTACTGGAGTTGAAGGACTTGAAGCGTATTCCCGACTTGTGGAGTAGGCGCCGCACATTCTTAAAGAATGTTGCGAACGCTCATCTCAATTACAAGTTCGGAATTGCGCCTCTTGTTTCGGATATCACCAAGCTCGTCGAGGCGCTAGGGTCGTTTGATCGTAAGATCAAGCGACTCGAAGCTGGTCAAGGAAAAGCACAAGTGACGCATTATGCGACATCTGTGCATGTACCAAAACCAGCAGCGGCTCGGGTATTATACGACGAGGGTGGAGGAGAGTATCAGGTTAAATTCAAGTCTATATGGCTTGAAAAACCTAAGTACCATGCGTCTATGACGTATGTGTACAAACTCCCCGACCTCGGCGTCGCAAGTAATCGCGCAAAAGCACTATTAGATAGTCTGGGCATTCGCCCTGACCTTCAGATAGTGTGGAATGCAATCCCGTTTAGCTTCTTAATTGACTGGTTCAGTCAAGTAGGAGACTTCTTGGGTAGCTTATCCGGCGATAACCTGCAGATACCGGTGACCATTGTGGACTTCTGCCATTCGGTGAAGTACACAGTCCGTTCCGTGCTCATCGATCGCGACTTCGGTTATGAAACCGAAATTGCTTACGCTGACACAGAGGTATACCATCGCCTGAGGGAAATCCCTCGGGTAGGTCTACCAACCATACGAGGTAGCGACATCAGTTCAAGCGAGTTCCTTTTGGGAGCTAGCTTGCTGGTCGCTAATTCGTAATTGACGGGTTCCATGGCTTGTCCTGGGAACATAACAGAGTGCAACACTCCCTCCGTAAGGAATGGGAGTAAACAGGGTCTACTATGTTCAATACTGAACTCGTGACGTACGGAAACGGCAACGCCGAAGAGACTTTCAGTCTCATCAGCGTGGCGGGTGGAAAATCCATCCGCGCTGTCTCCGGCCGTGACGCTGGCGAACCTAAGCTTCTCACTGTGAGCCACCAAACGGTGGTTCGCGGTGTTGATGCGAACGGTAAGCCAGCTAACGCTGATAGGCACCTCATGCGTATTGATTTCACCGAGAAGGATGCAAATTCTTCCGGTGTTACCTCTACGCTGACTGTCTATCTCGTCGTCGAGAAACCGCAAGACTCCAACCACACTGTGGCGAACGTTCAAGATACGATTAATCGTGTCTACAACGCTCTCACCAACAGCTCGTGGGCGGGTCTTACTAAGTTCCTCAACAACGAACCGTAGTGTCTGACGACCCTACGGCCGCGTGCTGAGTAATCAGCATGCACTCCAGGCTCACGATAGAGTTCTGAACATTAATAGACTGGAAAGGTACACCCTATGGGATACCCCAAAACTTCCGAAAGGAAGTCTTGCAGTCCAGCGGCATATGCCGCCTTGTTCGAAGTTCTCTATCTAGATGTAGTTGATCTTCTTGATCACGCTAGTGTCGAATCGAAACTCGATCTGATGAAAATCAGAAAGAGGATCGAAGCTGAGGGGTTTTCGTTTTTGACGAAAACCCTTCCTAAAGCCGGCAAACACTTTGACAAGTGTCTGCAGGCCTCTACGTACAGTCAAATCCAAGGATGGGAAACCATCCGAGGATCAGCACTCCCGAAAATGTTCGGGTGGCTGCTACTGCGCGTTTTCGACGCTAAAGGGAATCTCTTAGAGAAACCCTGTGTGAAGACGATCAAGCACCTAAGGAGTTTGTACTATTTTATGTACAAACTACAGATGCCAATCGTTGATGTGGATGCTCAGAGAGTGATCTCTGAGTTCATTGATACAGACGTAGCTCTTGAAGCTATATCAATACCCAATGAAACCACAACGACGGTACAAGCCCAGAGGATCGCGACCAATTTATTTGGCTGCTTTAACTCTGCTGATATCATGCCTAAGCATGGTCCTGGAGCGGTGTCAACAGGAGAGAAGTGCTATCAAAAGCACAAATTCTCCCGAATATACCGACGGCTTGAGCGAAGATACCCCTTCACGGAGTACTTCGTTCTCTCACAGACGCAAGTCTGCGACGAGTACCACACCTACGACCGATTGATCCCATTGGAGTCCGGAACGGCGAAAGTCGTTCTGGTTCCGAAGGATTCAAGAGGTCCTAGGCTCATCTCGTGTGAACCACTGGAGTACCAATGGATACAGCAAGGTCTCGGAACTAAGTTCCGAGATCGTGTAGAGAACCATCCGTTAACCCGAGGTCATGTGAATTTCACAGACCAAAGCATTAACAGACGGTTAGCTCTAGCTGGATCCAAAGATCAGCAGTGGGTCACCCTTGACATGAAGGAAGCTAGTGACAGAGTTAGTGTTGAATTGGTTAATACCATATTCAATCACTGCCCTGATCTGCTCGAAGCGCTTTATGCGTGTCGTTCAGATGCTACTAAGCTCCCTGATGGAACAGTACATGAGTTGAGGAAGTTCGCCCCTATGGGAAGCAATCTTTGCTTTCCGGTGGAGGCCTTCATCTTCTACGCACTGGCTGTTGGAGCAATCATGCAGGTGTACAACGTCCCTCGTAGAATTGCGAGGGCGGCCGTATACGTGTATGGTGATGATATCATAGTGAGCAGCAAATACTACGCTGCCTTACTACAGGAACTACCCAAGTATGGACTTATGTTCAACTTGGATAAGTGCTGTGTCTCAGGATTCTTTAGGGAATCCTGTGGGTGCGACGCCTTTCAGGGCGTCGACGTCACCCCGCTTCGTTTGAAGCAGACATGGTCTCATCATGATAGAGTGGATGCTAGGACGATAGCTTCGTACGTCGGTTTATCGAACCGAGCGTATGAATTTGGCTATCATCGGCTTGCAGAACACATTCGCCAACTTGTCGAAAGACAAATTGGTCCAATCCCAACGGTGACTAAAGTCACTGGAGGTTTGGCATGGGTTCGCAAGCAAGGCGGGTGGCGAGGACGTTCCCAATCTAATGTACCGACTCGATTTAATCGAGCGTTACAAAGGATGGAAGCGTTATCGTACCGGATCGACCCCCTTCGCAAGAAGGTAAAGGCCGACGACTGGAGCACCGTGCTACGCAGGATAACCTGTGGTAGCGGCGCCGAGCCCCCTGGCATCTATGCGATGCCCCGTCGCATCAGTCTGAAACGGGGATGGATCGCAATAGAGTAACAACTCTATCTGCGCATGCGGGTTACTAAGTAACCTTCATGACCTTTAACGTATCACTACGTTAAAATGCTCGTAAGAGCACACACCCAAGG